TTGCGCAAACAACGCCAAAGATAGCAACTGCAATTGAAGTCACAGGCGCGAACACAGCAACTAAAAGCGCCATAAGTCCGATTGATTTTAAGGATAATTTTTTCATTGTGTTTTTGTTTTTTCCGTCAATAAAACGGCCGAAATTCTTTCCTGTAAATTCATAAACAAATATATAAAAAATCCCAATACATTGAACGCATTGGGATTTTTTGTATATGAAATAAAATTATTTATTTTTACAATAAACCTTCGACAATTGCTTTTGTCGTTGCGTAGTCAGTTAAGAACAATGTTTTCGGCATGTGTGGTTCTGGCGAAAGGTCAGAAGTTTTCAATATAATATCGAAAGCCCCTTGCGTATCTGAAGAATTCACGTCGCGAATCATTTGTGTAACAACTAAGCCAGCGTCAGCGCCATAAATTTCATACGCTGCATCGCCTGAAGCGCCTTTGTATTTGTTTGATACAATAGCAACAAAGCGTCCTTTTGCTTTCTTTTCAAGTTGCGCTTTTGCCGCTGCATTCACTCCAAAAACTTTGTAGTTTAATTCGTGATTGTAAACTTCAGCGAAAGGCTGCTTGATCATTTCAAACTTAGGAGCGATCGAATTGTTTTTTCCGTCCATTGTGTAAGCCACAATTCCAGAAGACAAAATGATATTTTCAACAATCTGCGGATTCAAAGAATTCAACGTCAACGAAGCGTCTAACCAGTCTTCCCAGTTGATTAACGTCAAAGTGTCTTCCGATCCCGCTTGCAACGGATTGTCGCAATTGATCGTTTGATTTGCGGAAATTTTCCCGCATAGCGTCCCGAACATTGAAACGATCGCAACGCCTGTAAAACTTTTTTTTCTGTTTAACATTTTTTTTAAATTAAAATATTTATTTAAGCGGGCGACGATCAAGCCGCCCGCGTTTATTTTTTTAGTATGCTACCATTACTAACTCGTCCTGAACTAACTTCGCGTCCAATGTATATTCAACGTCAATGAAGTTCTTTTTCGATTTCTTATCATAGAACACGTCAACGCCGTTGAACGAATTGTTATCTTCTAAACCGATTTGAATATTGTCAGTAGTCGTCAAAACGATTCTGTGCGGATCGTAGTATTTTGTACCATTGCTAAAGTTTGTGCGGATAAGACGATCCCATAAATTCCAGCCAATCACTTGAATTCCGCCAGACTTTAACAAAGTCATTCCGTTTTCAAGACGTTCAGTTGTATAGGCAACGTTAGCGCTTGACAATTCTTTTTCGTATTGATCGGCAACCGATTGCGTACAAATATAAACTAAGTTAGCTTTCTCGCGCAATCTGTAATCTGCGCCGAATCTCATTGCTTGTAAGTAACCAGAAACAACCTTATTTGTCACGTCAGTTGCGTCAAATGCTTGATTCGCAAAAGTTGATTGTGCGTTTCTTGAAATTGCAATTTTCTTTGTTGCGTCAGCCGCTACGATTGTGTAGATTTGATTCCAGATTCCGTTAATGTGATTGAACAACGTCACGTCTGTTCCTGCTGTTAAAATACCCGCTGGCGAATCCGTAACAGTTGCATGATCAACGTCAGCGAACCAAGCAATGCGGAACAATGCTTCAAGGTTAGCAAATTTTAAACGCTCCTGAACGAAAACTAAGAAGTCAGTCGATGTCAAGTCTGCTTTTTCAACTCCGTTGTTTGTGCCCCAAACAAAGAAAGTATTCAAAAGATCGTCGCCGCAAGCCTCCAAACGAATTGAATTTTTTTCAGGCTCCCAGAACTTTTCTGACATTCCGATTGATACATTGTCGCTCGCTGGATCGCAAGTCTTACCAGATTTTCCAACCATTCCAAGCAATCCCAAAAGCGCGATTTGCTTTTTAGCTTTAATAGCTGGGACGATTTTATGGAATTTATTAATTTCAGGGTTCGAATAAACATCTTCGAACGTTGCTTCTTGCAAGGTTTTAATTTCTTCGCCGTTGAAGGTTAAGTCAGAAGGCGTTAGAATCGCAAATAATGAATTTGTTGCGTTTAAATTTCCGCTCATTAACGTTGCGCAAACAACGCCAAAGATAGCAACTGCAATTGAAGTCACAGGCGCGAACACAGCAACTAAAAGCGCCATAAGTCCGATTGATTTTAAGGATAATTTTTTCATTGTGTTTTTGTTTTTGTGATTGTTTTTTATTGTTTTAGTTGTGTTATTTTTAGATTACTTTTTTTTATATACTTCTTTTCTTTCTGCGATTTTTTCTTTCACAGATTTTTCAATAACTTGGCCGATCTTTTTCCCGGCTACGAATTTTTTAACTTCGCCTTTTGGAACATACGCCGAACCGATTTCGCCTTTCAACTTCGTTAATTCTTCATTCATTTGCGCTTCGAAATCTGCAAAGATTGTTTCTTTTTCAGTTTCTAACTGTGCGATTTTTTCTTTCAATTGTGCGATTTCCATTTCTGGCGTCATTTCATTTTTCGGAGCAACAGAAACGATTTTTCCGCCTTCGATTTTGATAATGTCTTCGCCTAATTCGATTTCAACGTCAGTCATTGGAACTGTCATTGCTTCGTCAGAGAATGCAAGAACTTCGACTGTATTGTCTGCGACAAAGTCAGCAAGCGGCTTATTAAGATAGATCGTTGTTGATCCGTCAGTACTTGTCAAAACTTCTGCTTTTGCTTCTGCTGGCGCTGCAGCAACTTTGATTCCAAGTTCTTTTCGTAGATTTGTTAATCCGATAGCGACTAATTCTTTAACAGTTTTTTTCATTTGTTCGATTATTTGATTTGTATTTGTTTGCTTTTCTATAAATGCGACCGCTTTCAATTGTGAACGCGGGATTATTTCCGAAACGAAATTGAATTGCTTGCATTGTTCGTCAGTCAAAGAAGTTTCAAGCGCCATTAATCCCTCCAAAGCCGTCTTATCTAAATTCGTAGCGTTTGCATACATTGATAACATTTCTTTTTCGAATGTCTTTATGTATTCGCTTGCGTCGCTTAATTCGCTTGCGTTTCCAGTAACACCAACAAGCATTGGATTGTGTATAACATATTGCGTCCCCGCAATCATTTTTCTGCGCGCTAAAGGTACGGACAAGTGTATTTCTGTGCCCATTGAAGCGCAAAGAGTGTCGGCGATTGTGTAAGCGTTTTCGAAAGACGAAATGTATTTTGATATTGCGCGGCCTATTTCAATTGATCCGCCTTGCGAATTAATGTAAACATTCACAATGTCGGCGTCTTTGTTGCCGTTCATTTGCAAAACAACGTCAGCCAATTCAACGCCCTTGATTCGAACGGTTCCGTCTTCATTCAAAGTGTTTCCGATTTGGCCTGTGATGTATATGTTTGCAATTTTCATTTCTGCGTCGTTAATTAATTACAACAAATTTATAATTGATTTGCGTCTTTCGTTTGACAATTGTTTGTCAATTCATATATTTGTAGAATGAAAATAATCGTTTTAGGGCTTGGCGAATCTATCGTGAATTATTCGCCTTCAAACATTGAAACCATTGGCGTAAATGATATTTATAAACATTACAGTACTGATCACGTTGTTTGTATAGATCCGCCGAATCGTTTTGACAATATTCGGATAAGAACTATTTCAGAAAGTAGGCCGAAAACATTTTTTTCGCAATTGGATATCTGGAAACCGCTTGTCCATAATTTCAAAAAAATAGACTTTGCAATAGGACGCGGAAAGTTTGACGAACTCGATTCGGATCGCGTATGCTACGGCTGTTCGTCGCCGCTTGTTGCTACTGTGATAGCCTACAAAATGGGCGCAAAAGAAATTGAACTTTTCGGCGTTGACTTTAACACGCACCCTAATTTTGTAGGAAGAACGCTTGAAAGATCTGTCAACGAATTTATTCTTCTGAAAAAGGAATTGAACAAACGCGGCGTTGTTTTAAAAACGCAACCGCAATCAATTTTATTCGGGCACTTTTGCCCATAATTTTGGGTGAAATTCTTTTGGATTAAGCGCCCTTGTTCCGCGCTCCAAGTGCAAGACGCGGCCTTCTAAGTCGAAGTTTTTTAAATGATAACGCCCTTTTTGTTTTATAGATTTCATTGTCACTATAAACGGCGCCCCGTGATGTATAATAGGATCATGCGTCAGGTATGCGTTTTTGTCTATTACACAGAAATACGGGTGCAAATAATCTAATCCGTCGTCGTTGTTTATTCCTGCGTCGTTTACCTTTATAACGCGGCCGACGCCGAATGTATTTTTTTCAAACATAGAAATCATTGATTCTAAAACAGGCGCTTTTAAAATAGTGTCCGAATCAATCAATGCAACGAATCTTGTTTTTGAAATTCCGATTCCTAACTTCATTCCGTTTCCGTGTCCTATGTTATATTCTACGCATTTAGCAATAGTATGAACGTCGTTCAATGTTTTTGCATACTCATAGCAAGGCGACTTCCTTTGCGATCCGTCGATTATAACAAGCGGCATTTCTGGATAAATTGATCGAATTGATTCGACGCATTGTTTTAATAAATCTTTTTGATTGTATGATACTATTACGCCTGTTATCATTTTGCTACAATGAAAATTCTTTCGTTAATACCTTCTTTTATTTGCCCGAACTGTCCAATGTTTTCGACTGAATATCCAGAATTCAAAAACAACTCCGACAGCGTATTCAAGTTATAATGTTTAAAAACTGTTTTGTCTGGAATGTAGTTTGGGTTCTCGTTTAATTTTAGCCAGTCAGCGTTTGGCGTTATTGCTATAATCTTGCCGCCTTTGTTCAGGTTCTTTTTTAATCTTGAAAGAAGCGTTTCAATATACTGAACATGCGCGATCGAATGCATAAAATAAATAATGTCGTACTGTGCGATATTGTCAATATATGTGAAATCTTCATTCCATTTTGTTTCGTCATATCCGAAAACTACATGTTCCGTGAATGCATTAAGTTTTTCTACATTCGATCCGATCCCGCACCCGTAGTCAAGAATAGTTTTAGGCTTTGCGCCGATAAGCGATTTTAAAAACTTGTATTCAATTTTATACTTTTCAGTGCTATTGAATTTTTGTAATTTGATTTTATAGTCCATAAATCTGCGTTATTTTTTTAGCTGTTTTTGAAAATGAATGAAATTCTTCTGCCCAGACGCGGGACTTTATTTGGTTTATTTGCACGTTTTTAATTGCTGCGGCAAATGCTTTTTTGAATTCAGAATCTGTGTTGTATTTAAAAAATGGCGTGTTCACTCCGTAGCTTTCAAAGTAGATTCGTTCGCCTATGTTTTGTGTCAAAACAACTTTTCCCATTGCAGCGCATTCAAGCGCCGTCACTCCAAAAGATCCGTATTTTTTGCCGTTCTGTTCTGGATTAAACAATTCAATATAAACATCGCAAGAATTCATTCTTTCAAGTTGCTGTTCGTAATCGACAATAGATTCGCTGAATTTATATTCGAAGTCGAATTCGCTTTTCAATTCACTTATAAGTGAATTTATTCTTTCGGTTCCTTTGACTTTTGGATTTGAAGGAAAATGTCCGACAGCAACCTTCTTTCCTATTCTGTTTTGATACGGTTTTGTTTTTACAGTGTCGATCGCTCCGACTACATACTTTTCGTTTTTTGCTCCCTGTCCAATAAATTCAGGAAGTGCACAGATTGAAAGTTCGACAAAAGGATTGAATAGCGAATTGAAATAGCTTGATCGCTGGCGATATCTTGTCCCAGTATGAAACACGACAGTTCTTTTTCCTGTTGTGTATTTCAATGCGAAGTCTTCTGAATGGAAAATTTCAACGATGTCAGCGTCTTTTATTATTTCAGGAATTTCAGATTCGGAAACGACCTTTGATTGCGAATCGTATCTAAAAATATGGCTTTGCAATTTTATATCCACGCAATTAACGCCAATCGACCGCAATGCGTTCGCGTGGTTATGCATGAAATTTGCGTGATCGTCATTGCAAATGCTTACTATTTTCATTCTTTAAATCTTTTACAAAGTCAGGAAGCCAAGTCATTTTCCCTGTCACATTCATTTCGTGTTTCCCTTTTTCCTTTATCAATCCGAACCAGTGATTCAATTCTTCTTTCGTGTGGAAATAGCGATAGACGTTTCTTATTTCGCAATCGCCAGTTTGTTGTATTTTCGTTTTAATGTAGTTGTAAATAGTATTAGGATTGTCGCCCCATGTTATTGATCCGATCCGAAAAATGCAATAGTTTTCGAATGTTTCCTTGACGATTCTTTCACAGTTCAATTTGTGTTCCGTGTATTCGGTTCGTCTTTCTGCTTCAGGATAATAGATATTTAGTCCGCTTATATAAACGAACATTTTGTCGCGATCGCAATTTAGAATTCGATTGATTTCTTTCTGCTTTCTTTCTTCGGTAAGTTCGAATCGGTTCGATTCTCCGCAAGCAAAAAAAATGAATCCTTCTTTGTCTGTGATCACGCTGGCGATCGCTCCGCGTCCTAAGATCATTTGTATATTTGTTTTAGTTTATTACGCATTGATAATTCTTCGATATCATTCATTTTTTCGCGTCTGCATTTGTTTGATTCTTGGCCTTGATGTACTGTGTATTTCATAACTGCGTCAGAAACAAAATCGACGTTTAATTCTTTCAAGCATCTAATTTTAAAAAGCCAATCGAAGTAATATCGCAAATCTGGATCAAATCTGAACGGCAAGTTCGAACGATACATTAAGGTAGTGAAATTTATGTATTCGTCGACAAGAATTCTTTCTTTGTCTGGAATAGCTGCAGGAATGAAATTCAAAAATTCGCCTTTTATATTTTGCGTAAACACTCCGCCATAAACGACGTCTGTTTTTTTGTTTTTTAAAAATCTTTCAGCGCGAATCGAAATGCTTGATTCCGTTAATTCGTCGTCGTCATGTAGCTGGCAAATAAGATCCGCGCTTGATTTTTCCCAGATTAAATTCCAGTTATTCGGCGGCCTGTTATTATTCAATGAACTATGAATCAAAATTCTTTCGTGTCCTTTGTAGTGCTTCAATATTTCTGGCGTTCCGTCTGTTGAAGCGTCGTCCAGAATTATAAGTCTGCTTTTTTTGTAATCGTTTTTTATGAACGATTCAATAGCACGTTCGACAAGCGTTGTTTCTCCTATCTTTTGGCCTCTGTTAAAAGTCGCCATTAAAACGTCAACATTCATAGCGCTGCGTAAATTAAAAATGACCAGATTGAAATTGTAAACAAAACAATAAGAAGCCAAACAATTTTCGCCTGTCTTTTGTCCCTTACTTTTTTTTGTTCGTTAAGGACATGCGTTCTGTAACCTCTGCCGAAATATTTATCTTGATTGATCATTCCTTCGCCCCCCTTGAAACTTTTCCAGTTTCCGACATTTGTTTGTCGTACCAGTAGACTGTCGGGTTTGATTTCATTACTTCGTTAATAAAGTAAAAGTCGCCCATTCTTTCTTGACCAAAATGTTCGATATATTTTTTATACAATTCAGTCTTAACAGCAAAGCAAGATCCGCCAATTGATCCAGCGATCATTTTATTATTACGCCATTGATTAGGCGTCGGATAAAGACAATTGTTTTTATTCCTTATATGCATTTTAAAGAAAATAACATCGGGATTCATTAACTCTGAAATGGATTCCAACTGCAATACGATTAACGGATTCGTGATAAAGTCGTCGTCGTCAAGTAAAAAAACATACTTCCCGTCAATTTCTGACAGTACTTCAGGAAGCGAAAAAGACTTGTTCGCGTTTAACATTCCATGTCCGACTGAATCTATTATGAAGATCTGTTCGAAGTTGTTTCCGATTATAGCGTTTACGGATTTGACATTCTTTTCAAATCCATTCGGGCGCAAATACTTTCTTGTTATTATCGAAAGAAAAGGCGAATCGCTGTGCTTTATTTTCTCTATTTTGTAAACCATTTAGAATAAAAATTGAATGATCTTTCGTCGATTAAAGTTTTCAAATATACATGATTTTCGTCAGTTCCGTGAAATTTTGTCCAGTTTATATCGTGGCCACCTCCGCCGCATAATCCGACGCCGTGTTTTATTCCGACGCAAATTTTCCCTAAATCGGTTGCAAGTTTTGATTTTTCTTGTTGCCAGATAATCATATCGGTATAGGAATAAGAATCGTCGCCCCAGTTTATTTTCGCGTTCTTCGAAATCATTGTTGACATCATTGACGCTCTGTTCGGGTGCACAAGATCCGCAAACTTAGAATTCACAATGTTATAGTAAATAGTTTTGTTAAGTCCGAAAATATTCGGACGCCCATTTGCAAGCCAAGCGCGACACATTATTTCAATGTATCTTCTTGAATAATAGTCGTCGTCTTCGCAAAACAAAACAACGTCGCATCCTTTTTCGAATAGTCGCTGCGTCCCTATCCTATATCTATACGTTATGTCTGGACTGTCAGAAATAGGCTTGTCGTCTACTATTTCGTGAAAGTCAGGGCGAACAGTTTGCGCCTTTATCATTGATCTGCAATGATCAACAAATTCAGGGCGATCGCCCCGCGTGATTGTTAAAACTCCTATTTTCATTCCATTATTTTAATAGCGCGATACACTGAACGCGAATCGCATTTGAATTCAATCGCAACCGTTTCGATCGCTTCCCAGTCATACTTAACAGACGTCGCCTTGTCTTTGTTTTTTAAGTAGTTCGTAAACATGTCATACTTCATGCGAACGCTTGTCGAAATCAATCCAGATTTTTCAAGCGATTTCAAGTCGCCGCTTTTAATTAGTTTTTGAATTACTTCGTGCATATTTTTTATATTGTTGACATGACTTCGACTTTTAAAACGTCGTTTGTTTTCTCTGCTATTTCCTGAACAAATACAACAGGATTAGGCATGTTCATAATTGCTAACTCTAACTGTTTTTGTGCGTTGATCTGATTTTCAACAGGCGAAGAAATTGTTCTTGTAACCAGTCCGCCGTCAGCAAATCCACGAACGCCAATTCTTTGAAATGTTTCTGCGCCTCCTAACATTTTTTGTTGATGTTCGTTCAATATCACTTCGCCGCTTTTCACAGACGCGATCATGTTATCGCCATTCGAAAACGCCATTGTTCGGCCGTGTGACAATTCTATTTTCTGTCCCGACAAAACTTTCCCGCCTTCAGCAAACTGCTGAATGTTCGGCTGACGTGGCGAGCCAGTTATTAACTGTTTAGCCTTCGCAACGTTTCCGATAACTGTCGCAATTCCAGTAGCAACACGCAACGCGTATGTGTACGGATCGCCTTCGGTAGACATTGCAACAACTCCCGAAATCGCTTTTGCCGTATCTAACGCAATAGTGAACAATGTCATTGTCTTGGCAAAGTCAGACATTTGCGCTTGATTCGCTCCGAATATATAAATTAAATCGTTAAGAGCCGACAAAAATATCTTAGAAATTTCAATCTGTTTTTCAAAATCTTGACTTCTTTTTTCTATCGAATCCCTGTGAATTTGATCAATAGCCGCAGCCTTCGCCTTTTCGTCGTCGATTTCCTTTTGATTATATTCTTGATTAATTAAATCTTTTTGTTCATGAAGATTCTGGATTCGGATCAATTCAGATTCAGTGAATGCATCGCCGGCCATTTTTCTGGCTTCGAAAGCCATTAATTCGCCGTCAAGCGAAGCGATCTTCATTTCGCGTTCTTTGTTATAGATCTGCTGCGTCAAATCTGAAGCACGCTGAACAACTTCGATTCTTAGATCTTCAGCAAGTTTTTGATTTGAAATCGCATCCATGTAAGACTGTTTCGACATTTCCAGTCGCTTCAGTTCTATTTCTCCGCGTTCATTCAATGCGTCTGACAGATCCGCATTTCTTTTGTCGTTTCCAGTCTTGTTGATTTGCGTCAATTCGGCTTCGAAGACAAGTTGCTGTTCTGCAAGCGCCTTTTGTTTTATTTGCGCGTTAGCCTTCGACTTGTTTATTTCGTCGATCGCTCTTTGATTGTTTAGAACAGCCTTTGCGAAGTTTCTTAATTCTTCGTTCTTGATCAATTCGATTTCTTGATCTTCAATCTTTTTAAGCATTTCGCGATTCGCGTTTGCACGTTCGTCGTTTAAAGCCTTTTGCTTTTCATTAGACTGCGCTGTTTTTTCAATTTGCGCATCTTGATAGCGCGCCCAAGCGTCAGACGTTTCGCGATATGATTCAGAAAGTTGCTTCGACAACTCCGTCGACTGCTCTATTTCTTCGGCTGTTAATTTCGTTCCGTTTTTTTCTCTCTCTTTTAATGCATCTAAAGAAGACTGCAATGTTTTTTGAATCGCCTTTTGCTTTTCAAGTTCCGCAAAAACAGTTTCTTTGTGTGCTCTTTGCAGCGCCCTTATTTCGCCGTCGTATCGTTCATTTATTGAAGCAAGCGCCTTTTCGTTGTTTTCCATTATCGACTTATTCATTTTTTCAAATGCAAAAGTTGATAGCCCCAAAGCGTCCGTAAGTGCTTGAAACTTTTCGACGATCCAGTCAACAGCGTCGCCGATCATTTCAAAAAGTTTGCTTATAGGCTTGATCGAATCTTTTAATTTATAAAACGCAACGCCTATTCCGATAATCATTGCGGGAATCAAAAACAACGGATTCAATAGAATTGCTTTTCCTAATTGGCCAATGGATTTTCCGAATCCGCCAAGTCCGCTGATCGCTTGCTTGAATGTCATTTCGCGCGATATCTTGACGATTGATCCTATTTGCGCCGAAGCGCCTTTGAAGTCGCCAGCCTTTATTTTATCGCTTAACAATCCGAATGATCCTGACAATTTTTCGATCGGTTCGCCAGTCAAAGCCTTTGTGCTTTCGCTTACGTCCTGAATCTTGTCGTTCAATTCTCCTGCTCTTTTTTGCGCTTCCTTGAATTCGTTTGAATCTTCGCCAAGCGTATCGGCAAGCACGACCATTTCGTCCTTAGCAAGTTTCAATTCGGCTTTTAATTCCTTCAGTGCGCCAGCATAATTTCCGACATTCCTTCTGTTGTCGCCGACAGCCGATTCGTTCGCTTTTAAAGTTTCGGTAAGTGACGCGACTTGTTGTTGCATCTCTTTTCCGCGCGTTGAATTTTCGCGTTCTTCCTTTGATAAGTTATTGTATTGATGCGTAAGGACAGATAATTGCGCGCGCAATTGTTCGTTCGATCCAGCGTTCGCCTTGTTCGCTCTCGTTACGTCGTCAATGACTTTGTTTGTTGACGAAAGTTCTTTTGTTAATCTTTTTAGTATTTCCGCATTGCGCTGAAATTCTAATCCAGTGTCGGCGCCAGATTTTTTTAAGTCGCTTTGTTGCGCTTTCAATTCCTTGATTTGTTTGTTCAAGTCAATGGCCTTCGATGTATATTCGTTTGTGTCTAATTCTAAGCGAATGACAACAATTTTTTCGTCTGACATTATAGAATTTTATAAGTGAAATTAAAAAAATGCTCGTGATTTCCAGCGTCGTTGTCGTCGCCTACTAACTTCGCTCTATTGTTTGTGACGTCCGCCTTAACATACATTACGTCAGTCGGACTGCTAACGCCTACGCCTATTCCAACGCATTCGCCGTCAGAAGAAAAGTCAGACGCTATCGGAAGCGAAATTCCAAGTTCGTAGGCTCCATTAGAAGAAAGATCTATTGCTACCTTTCCAGATACATGAACGACTTTTCCATTTCTTAAAACAAAGCATTCAAAGGCCGTAGACGCCGCAATGTTAAGATCTGAAGAAAGCGTCGGCGTGTATGTGAAAGAAGGCCTATATTCAAACAACTTATCGAATGAAAATCCGTCAAAATGAAGTCCAGTCGCATCGCCTTTTTTATATAGAATCACAGAAGATTCGCCGTCAATTTTCGCCGATCCATAAGGAACAATTATAACACGGCCAGCCCCGTCGTCAGACTTTTTTATTGTTATTTGTTTCCCTATTACAATAGGATAAATAACTTGTCCTTTCATAGCCTGAACCGATTCAAGCGCTAATTCTGGATTAACATATCGAAGTGAAATTGTAACGTCAGAAGCGCCAGTCGATACCTTGATCGTCCCGTCAAATTCGGAAACGTCATAGTCGGCGTCAACTGTTTTTATTGATGCATAAGGCGGAAATATATTTTTCGCTTGCGTCACTTGCAAATAGTTTGTTTTAAAACATATTGGTTCAATGAATCGACAAAGATCGTTTGCGATCCGTTTATTGCATTCAGTCTTTCGTCATTACACAAAACGACTTCAGTTGAATCGTAAGTCACTGCGCCTGTTGTTTGGTTCTTGTACGAAACTATGCATGTTTGACAAACGTCTGGCGCTGCTTCTTTCTTGCATCCGTAAGTACAAAACACAATCGCCGCAATGGCTAAAAATAATAAAAATAATCTGGAATAAGTTTTCATTTTATAGGCGTATTAATTCGACTTTTGTTGACTTTCCTTTTTGATAGTTTTCAACTCTGTTTATATAAAAGTATCCGTTCACATGAATTTTAGGCGTGTGCTTATCTATGAAAACAGGGATCGTGAAATCAAGTTCGGAAATATCCTTTTCGTTGAAATCTGCGTTCAAATATAAAACAATTTTTTTATACTTCTGCATGATTCCAGAAATAGCGTCGTAGTTGTCAAGTAAAGAATCGTTGAAAGAAAGATTATCGCTTTTCCCAGACTTAACAAAATAACACATAGGAATATCGTCAACAACTGTCGTGTTTGTTGTTCCGTCAGAATAAAGAACGGAATCGACGCCGTTTTGAATATCCAAAAGCAAGACGCGCTGCTGAACTTCTTCGACGCTATAATTCGAATTCATACACTTGATATGCGGAACTTGTTCGTCGACCATTTTCAGAATCGTTTCTGTTCCTGCAAAATCAAGTTTGACAAGCGTTTTTTCGGCGTCAAGGTTTTCGTCTTCAATCAAGATTTCTCCGTCAGTGAATGTGTCTTCGAATGAATTTGTTTCGTCGACTTCGTACTTAAAAAGATTGCTTTTTGCATAGTTGTCGTCACGGAAAGAAACAGTGACGCCGAACTTTTCATCGATCTTATTTGTCCAGTTCTTAGCGATCGGAATATTATTCAGAATGTCATTGAAAAAATTGAAGCTAATCGTCTTCGTGTATTCGTTTACTTGCGGAATAACGCAATACATGTTCATAAACTGTTTCATGAATTCGCTTTGCTTGTAATTTTTTACAAGTTTGCCGACTTCGATTTGCGATCCGAATGCATATTCTTGATCTGCCTTGAATGAAAACGTCGTTCCGTTTAGCGTTGAGTATCTAAACACAGACAATCCCATATTCGAATTTTCCTTCAATATGATACGCGCTTGATAAGTATGTCCAGAAGTAAACAGCATTCGGCCAGTACTTAACCCCTTGTTTAAAACTTTAACGCCTACGCCTGTTGTGATTGCTGCCCATTCAGAGAAAGAAATGTCGTCGCAAATATCCGAAGACGATGTCACGATCTGTCCAGTCGTCACGTCAACGATATCAAGATAAAAGTCTTGTATTTGAAACGTAGCCGATCCAAGTAAGCCGACACGCAATTGCGCTGAAATGATCAATTCGCCATAAATATTGTCTGGCGCCGTGAACGTTGCTATTCCAGCGTTAGAAAAATAAGTGTCGGTTCCCATTCCCGTAAAATTGTCGACGCGAGTTGTGAACGAAATCCCGTTTGTTGTGTATTGAATATTGTTTTCTGTTACAAGCAATTGATCGCCTGAAGTTTCTTCGATCCAGTCGCCCGTATGTCCGAATACTTTCGGCGGCAAAATTAGCCTATTGTATTGATCCGAATTCACGAATGTTCCGTTCTGGCTATATCCAGATTCAAAAACAATTCTTTCCCAGATCGTTTTCATAAAAACACAACACAATAAACGATAAGAAAGCGCCGCACGCTCCGAAAGAAATAGTGCGCTATACAAAAATGAATCGAAGTAAGTTTCGATTAACGGGTAAATGTAGCCGTCCGAATTGCTTCTTGACGCCACTACGTTCGTGTGATTCCAAGTGTGATTGTGTTGCGTAAGATCTAAATCATGAATGTTTTTTGTATTAACCAAGTCGAAGAAACTTGTATTTCCTGCCATTACTTGAATGTTATAGTGTTCGTCGCAATCTTCGACGATAGCTATTCCTTCGGCTACAATTTCAATTCCGTTTTGAATTACACGCGCTTTTAACTTTGAATAAGGGATATTCGAATTCGAATTGATATTGTCGCAATTTTCGAAAATGACTTGATTCTTTTGCGTTTTCTTCAACTTGAATTTGTTCGAAAAGTTTCCCTGTCTATTCGAAAGCGATCCGATTGCGTTTGCTTGAAACGTCAATCCTATTGCTGTTGAACCAGAAAGATCAACGCTATTGTTTTCGATTATTATTTCAAGCATTTTTATTCAGATTGAATGTTAATTTTCGGCAACAACAATACAAGTTCGATTTGACTTCTTGTTTCTGAAGTCTTCAAAATCAAGAACGATCCTACTTGAATTCTAACGCGAACCCATTTCGCGCCCTCTGTCGTCCATGTTTCTGGATTTGTAAGCATTAAAACTTTCGGCGACATTAGCATTCCCTTGATCCCGTCCATTTTGTCGATCGGCAAATTTGCGCCTATTACCATTTGCGGCTGTGCGTCTTTTGACATGTATTCTTCGGCTCCGATAGAATTTTCCAAATCGTCGTCAATCAAAGTTTCGTATTCTCCATTTACGGCCGTTTGAATGATATCCGTTTGCATTCTTCCGAATAGCCATTGAGAAAATCCGCCAGAAGTATTTAGCCATTTTAAATAGATCGGATTGTCAACGCATGTAGCGTCAACGTCGATTTCTTTTATTTCTGTTATTCTTTCGCTTGCTGCCATGTTTTTATTTTCCTGCTGTTATTACTGAAGGAATCACAACGTCTGGCGTTGTAGATTCTTCGTCTATGTAGTCCGAAACAACGAAGTCGGAAAGAACATAATCAAGCAATAACAATGTTTGATCTGTTTCAAGCCACATTTGAATTTTCTTGCAATTGGACGGATAGGATTCATTTAGCATTAATCTATTAACGCCCAAGCATTGTTCGCCGTCCAGTTGATCGTTAGTCGTTGTTATTTCGTTTCCGTTTTGATCAATTTGCTTTTCAAACTTCTTAACTACTACATTCGCTATTGATTCCGAATAAATGAATTCTGTCGAAAAAGGAAAGCCGACAAAGTAAGTCGGACGCTTAAAGTCGCACATGAATTTAGCAAGCGTTGTTTCTCCGTCGTAATCTTTGAACACAACAAATTCGCCCATGTTTGAGCCGTAAAGATCGCGGACTTGTCTTGTTGAATTTGTAAAGTAAAACAGTTCTGACGCTGAAGGTTCTGAAAATACGCCGTCGGTTCCTGTCCAGAATTCTGCAAACACAATGTTAAAACGTCCGCCTAAATTACTGTCGCGCCAGTTCAATTGATCATAGTCGAATTCGTCAGTGTAGCCGATAAGCGACTTTAACCACGAAGAACAATCGACCTTCATTAACCCTGTTTCGTCTGGCTTGTTGTATGATTCGCCTACTATGTAGTATTGGTTCGAAGCGTCAACGCCTAAAACGCGTGTGATGCAATAGTAATTCTTACGCGCCGTTACGTTGTAATATCCGCCAGACTGAACGATTGTCGAAGCGTTACTGAACGAACATTCAAACGAATTGTTTGCAACGATGCTTGTCACAACTCCGACGCCTTTATTTGCACCAGAAGAAATGTAAACAGACGCGCCGACTGTCACTTCTGACGTGTTTCCTGTATAAACAACAAGGCCGCCCGTAATATTTGCCGACGCAACTATTTCAAAATCGCGTCTTTGAATATTGAATTTTATAGGGTGGTGCACAGCCGACCAGCGCGATTGTGTCGCTGAATTTGAATTCACGTCCGCTGTTGGATATTTAGTGACTGCGATCATTCTATTTTTATTTTTGTATTGCTATAATGTACTACTTTAATGTTCGGATATTGCAGCCTAAACCATTTTTCAAACTCTTTTGTTTCGAAGCCTTTCTGCTCTATTCCGTTTGCTTTTCTATACTCTTTGAATTCGGCGATCAATTCACTTTCTTTTTTTACGATCATTTTAATTCGCCGATAACTTTGTCGCCTAATTCCTTTCCGAACTGATCAACGATCAACGTTGAAACTGCTTCGATTCTGTTGTTTGTCAAGATCAATTCAAAAATGTTTTGCTTTCCGCCTTGTTGGTATAACTTAGTCCCGTATTTATGAATACTTTTTGACATCGCCCAGCTAAGCGCAACGTCCGAAACATTCGACTGTTTCGGCTTGATATTGTTTCTTTTTATCCATGACAACAAAGTTTCTTGCAAAGTCGGATTCCCTTTTTTTGCTCCGAACTTAGTCGGCGCACGCCCTTTCCATAACGTAGGAATGTACTTGTCGGCTAAGATCGTGATCGAGTTGTCGTCTACCTTCAACTCCATAGAAGGCGCAAATCCTTTTGAAACGGACTTTGCTTCTATAAACAATTGCTGGCCTAAACCTTCAAGTATGTCACGCGTTGCCGACATTATGCAATGAACTTTAACTTAAATCCTTTTGCGTTTAATTTTTTAATAGCCGCTTTCTTTGTTGCCGAAGAAACATAAACGCAATTTTTTTTCATGTCGACGCGCTTTCTTCCTGTGATCAAATCACGTTTCAATTCAACGACTTCTAACTTTCTTTCAATCCAGTTGTATTGAAAAAGTTTGTGCCCAGCATGAACCGAACGCGTGTCGATCAACTTGATTTCGATCTTGTCGATATTACTTTTCTTCTTGAAAAACGCAATCGCTTTTTTGATTGCTGCGGCTATTACTCTAAGCATAATGTATTTGTATAATTTAATTTTACAGTGATTGAAAGAACGATTCCAGAAACATTGACGTCGAATAGGTTAATGAATTCTACTTCAGACGCATTTCGAACCGATTGAACGTTTGTATTTTCTTGTAATCTTGTTATAAATTGATTAACCAGCAATCGCGCTGGCTGAATGCATTTTTGATCATGCTGAAGCGGCGTCCAGTCTGGCTGCGACTTGAACATAAAATAAACGCGGATCGGGTATTCTCTTTCGATTAATCCGCTTTGAGCCATTAACAAATTAGCCTGAATAGGGCTATCAAGAAACATTGCTGAATCGACAAAACTTTGTTCGTCCAGAACTTTATTTTGAAACGACTTTTGCCCGTACATTAAAGAAGGAAGCGACTTTCCTTCATATTTCATTGCGCTAACTACTGCGCTGCAAACTGTTATGATCATGCTGGCTTCGGCGTTAAGATTTGCTTATAGTTTTCTTGGTAAATAGATTCGACAAGCGATTTTCGTAGCTTCAAAAATACGACGTTATATTCTAAATTCAAAATATCTTCGTACTTTAATACGTCGCCGCCAGCAAGCGTGTCGACAATGTTCATAACTCCGAATTCATTGAACATGTCAATTCCTGCGCGCAATTGTTCTTGCGTCGGCTTCTTCTTCAATTGTGTTGCTTCTGTTTCAAGTATGTCAAACAATTGCTTTGTGTAATTCTGTTGGATTGCGAAAGCGTCAGGCAAATTGATAGCCCGTGCAATCATATACTTGTGAGCCTCTGACAAATCTGGATCGTATGGCTTTGAAGTTAAAATAGGCTGGAAATATATTTCAATCGTTGTTAGTATCTTTTGAATAATGTCAATATCTTTTTCGCTTAAAAAGGAATGCAATTCGATTTTCTGCCCGAATGTTTTTGTTTTTATGTCGATTCTTGGATCTATCGAAGTGTAATTCACTTTTACTTTTTCAGGAATGATCCATTCAGAAGGATCGAAATTTCGCTGGATAAAAGAGCACGTCGAAACAATCAAGTTTCTTGAACCGACGTCAAGTTTTTCGACTTCCGATTCAGTTAATCCAGTTAGTAAAGACAATATTTTTGTTTGATTGTCGCTGTTTTTTAATACTTCAGAGTATGTATAGACGCTTATGTCTGACCAGACATTCGGAATGTTCAAAGATTTTCCGCTGTTTGTTTTCGCTTTTATCATTTGATTAGTGTTGCACGCGCTCCGCCTTTTGGCGCGCTTAGTTTGTATTTTGCTACATATCGAATCCCGTCGATTGCGTGGTTTAAATAGTCGACAGGCACATTCAAAAGTTTGTTTGTTGCTGCGTCCTTCTTCCATGAATAGCCGCGCCATTCTTTTATTAGATCAAGCGAATGATTAACAATGCAATATTCGTAACGCTTCATTAAGTCGATCCCGTTCTTGATGCTGTCGGCGCCTTTTACTGCTCCGCGAATATTCCAGCCAAGTCGTCGAAGATCTTCGATTGATTTTTGTTCGGCCGAATCTGCTATGATTTCGTTTCTTCCGACGCCCATTTGTTTCATTAGATTGTGAATCTCGATGTTCGTCAAGCCTGTTTGATAGATCATTTGTTCAAGATAGATTTTGCCTTCTTTGATTCCGACCTTAGTTAAGGCCGTAACGTCGTTAGAATATCCGAAGTCCAGCCCGTAGCATATCCATTTGCAGCCGTCAGGAAACGACGGAACAGGCGTAAACGATCCAAAGATCACGCCTTCAAGACTTCCGATCTGTCCAAGTCCGTAAACTTTCCACCAGTTAGCCCAGTAAGCGTCGCCCGCATCGCCTTTTACTTTTGCTTTCTCTATTTCCTTAATGATTGATTCGCCCAGCCCTTCATTATCCTTGTAAGTCAAGGTTATAAAGTCTGTGTCCTTGTCTGGAATTACTTCAGTATCAATCCAGAATTCGTGTGACGGGTTCCAATCCGCAAAGATTTCGTCCGAAGTCCTGATCGCTAATTGGTGGAATGTGTCAAAAGTTAAGTTGTTACACTCGTTCATATACAAGATATGTCGACGCATACCACGAACCGAAGATTCTTGTTCGGCCGAAAAGAATTCAATATAGGAGCCATTCGAAAAAGTATATTTCCTGTCTGTAATATTCCAGTGATCGTCAATGTAACGCCCCGTTATTTTCATTATTTTTAAGAAGTCCTTCATGGCTCCTTTCTTCAAATGCGGGACAGATTCCGAAACAACGGAAATTTCTTTCAATGGCGTTTTAGTTGCTCGATCAATTAGAACAGGAAGGATTCCGAATGTCTTTCCAGCGCTTGTTCCGCCCCTTATCGCCTTAACTCTCTTTTTTAGTTTTAGAATCTTGTTGATTGCTGTCGTTCTTATAAATCCGTCCATTTTTTAACTAATTGATTTTCATTTGTTTAGTCAACTTTTCCCACCGTAAAAACAAAACAGTTTTACTTCTTATTTAGATTCGTTTTAAATAGCATCTGGAAACAGTGGCTGTTCTTTGATACTTACTTCTTTTTTATCCGTTAGGCCTAATTTACGCGCTATTATGTTTGAATTATAGATCCCTGCTGTTGCGCCTTCGAATTGTTGTTTGAAGATAATCGCTTCAACACGCGTAATGATTTCGGAAAATTGTTCATAAAGTGGATCTTCCTTCTTCAGCCCGTCTTTGAAATCCCAAAGATATTTCGTGTTTACTCCTAAGAATAAACATAGCCCCTCTATTGACATAGGGGACGGCGTCGGTATTAATACGCGCTTTGCAAAGCCTCCGCGAAAGTCTACTTTATTAATGCTTCGCTTTGAATTGTATTCGAAATATTCGACACATGCATTCCAGAGTTCGTCAGGCGTTTCGAATATCTTCTTTCGTCCTGCTTTTGCCCTTACATTCCAGAAGTCGTCGACGTTTGATTTTTTCGGCTTTCTTGCTGCTTTCTTAGTTGTCTTCTTTGCCGTTTTACTTATCGGCTTTTTGTTTTTCTGTGTTGCCATTTTTCAATTTATATACGGGGCGTTTGAATTTTCCGTATTTCCTTTTTAGTTCTGCGCCTTTTTCTGTGAACTTCATGTCAGAAGCGTTTATAAGAAAGATTTCTTCTGCTTCGTCTACGAAGGATCTGTCTATTTTCAGCGGCTTCATTCAGTTAGCTTTTGGATTGACATTTTCAATAGTTCGAACATTCTGTCGTTGCCCTGTTTTAGATCAACGATTCTTTCTTCTTTGCCGATCAACTTTCCTTTCGTCACGTCTTCGCGCTCTGTGTGTATTCCATTGTATTCGTTGTATTCGACAATTGCCTTAACGAATAGTTCAAATGTTTTGCGCGGCATTTCGATAAGCGGCTTCAGTTCAGTTGTTGAACAACCTTCCCAAGTTTCCGCGATCATTTTTCCTTCGCAGCCCATTGAATAATTAACGTTTTTCCCGCCAATTTCGTCGCGCATCCAGATTCGGTATGACGCATTTACTTTGTAATCCTCTATAAATATTTCCATGATATAGTTATTTGTTTTCGTTTATGCTTGTGCAAGGTTCGTCAAGAAAAAACGCCCTTTGAAAACAATGTCTTGAACAGTAATGTAAGTTAGCATCGTTTGCAATTGTCATTGCTGAACCTTCGATCCTGTTTTCTATCGCCTTTACGGATAAAGAAATCCAGTTAAGCGGGACGTCCATTTTTGTAATGTCGCTAAACTCTGTGCGCTCTGTTTCCTTGCAACAGTTATCGCATACGAAGGCTAATTTTTTAGACATTTTTTAATGTTTTCCTGTTTAACTAATTTGTGCCTAAATGCTGGCGTTATTTCTTTCGAACTTTCAACCGTGCTATAAGAATGTTCGAATCCCTGCTTTTCAAATTTTCTTATCAACTTGTCGCCTTTCTTTTTGCTGTCGGTTTCTATAAGTATAGTTGTTATAACTCTCTCCATTTGCTACGGTTTTAAGTTCCCTGTTTCAATGATTTTTCCCAAAACGATAACGACGTCGCCCGCTTCGACTTCTACTTTTAGCCCGTTCGGATACTTGAAGCGATCTTCGGTTCTTGTAATAAAAAAGCGCTCAAATTCGCAAACAAAATAAGGCCTTTCCGCTCCGTATCCATTTACGAATTTAATGTGATCGTATTGCTTCGCGCGACCTTTCTTGTCTAATAATCGACTAAGGATCCATTTTGTCGGCTTTCTAAATTCAAAAACTTTTTCGCCAGTGACCATGATGTCGAACGGCTTCTTTTCTAACGATAAAAATAGTGTTTTTTCTGACATTTATGCTGTTTTTAGTTTTCTTAATCCTTCAGCGCATTTTAAGATAGAGTTTGCGCGCTCTGTTAATGACTTGATTTGCTTTTCTATTTCTTCGGCGTCGTTACTAACGTAATAACCTGAAGAAGTAGCAATCAAAGGAAGCAACGAATTCGATCGAATATAGTTGCATATCTTTCGCAATCTTGGTTCTGTTATCGTCTTGGGCTGCTTTTTATTGCACTGTTTTACGATTTCGCTGGCTTTGATCGGATTTTCTTTTCCGTACTTACCAAAGGCGCGAACAAAAACAGGAACAAGCGCCAGTTCTTTTTCTGTAAGTTCGACCGTTATTTCTTCAAAGTTTGTTATCATTCTTTGTCGTGTTTCTTATAAGTATGAATAGCTTCCGTAGTTAATTGAAACAGAATGCTTTCTGTCTAAAGACGGAGCGATTGAAGGATATTCAATTTCGTAACAATGTAAGAAAAAAGGATCGTTATTAACAAAGTATGTTCGTTGCTTCGTGTCGACATTGTCTTCGCATCTACAATTCTTTTTTACAAACAATTCTAATTCTGCATTGTTGCTAAATTCGAATCCTTTCATTTTTAATCCTTCGACTATTAATCTTTCTAACTTCCCATTAAGTTCACAAACAAGGCGTTCGCCAATTTGCGCCATTAAAGAGCCGTTGTCCTGCTCAAAATTAAACTTGATCTTTTCCATTTTAACTGTTGATTATTTCTTTTAATTTCGATCCGTCTAAGCCTTTGAACGGAAGCGCATTAACAACGGCAAGAATTAAAGAAAGAAACGCCGTGAAATCCAGCAATCCGAAGTCTGTTGATTGATAGCTGATCCCGTTGAATAAGCAAAATAAATACGTTTCCATGAATTCAAAGTAATGGCCATTTAAAACAATGAATCCGAATGTCAGATTGAAAATGATTCCGCCCGACAAAACTAAGATCCATTTCCACAACTCCGCGTCTTTGTTTTCGAAATTGGTTGCGCCGCTCCATATCATCCAGCCGATGTTTATTTTTAAGCCGAAGATCCGAACCGACAGAACAGGCCTTTTGTTGTATAAAAATAATGTGATCGAATCTATTTTAAATCCGAATAGCTTTCCGAAGAAAATGTGTCCCGCTTCGTGGATAAGGATCACAAGTATAATTGACAGTATTACCATGTTTTTTTTATTTCATTAAATTGATATGCATTTCTTGTTTTTGGATTCTTTTTTGGCGTCCCGTCCTTTTTTAATTCTGTTCCGTGATACACACAAGACGGGTTCGAATGCGTCATTCTTGTATCAAATAGTATCTTTTCGATTTTTATTGATCCGATGTGATCCGTGAAATTGTCGCCTACCTTATATGTATTATTGGCTTGTAAGTAATCAACGATAAGGCTTCTCTTTTTTTCAGAAAATTCGATTTCAATTTCTACTATCTTTTTTTTAAGTTCGATAATGTCCATGCGCTTATTTTGTTTTTAAGTGACGCTTAACGCCTTTTGCTGTTAGTGGTTCTATAATTTTGCCAGCGTCGCAAATTTGATAGAAGATTGTTTGCTTTGATGTTACGCCTTGAATCCCTTTGTTTTTCTTTGTTACTGTGATAACTCTTTCCGATGCTGTTAAGAATTCCTTTGATTCGTTGTCTTTAAGTTGAAGCCTTTTGATTTCCTTGTATTTAAGCGGCTTGATTCTGACGTCGTTGTCGAATAGATTTGATTGTCTTTTCATAGTGCAAATGTATATTTATTTATTTAATTAACAAAATAATTTAGCCTTTTTTGCCTAAGTGAATTTTCGAAAGTTGATATTTTTTTGATAATGCTGGATTGTTTTCTAATTCTTGATTGTGTTGAATGCAACACGGCGCAAAGAATCTTTCGTCAATTATCAAAGGAATATCGTTTTCGCGCGCCCATTTATCCGCATAGCCTTTCCGTCCTGCTCTGTGTTCGATCGTGTTTGCTTCCCTTCTGCATCCTTCTATAAAACAGTTTTTGTTTTCAGGAAGCGACAAAAATATTTTCCTTTTTTTAGTTAGTTCCTTTATCAAGAAAGCGCCTTTATCGCTGGACTTTTTTATCGGCTTTTTTCCTTTCTTCTTTGATTTTTCTGGCTTCAGATCTTCAAATCCTGTCTTATGTATTTTTGCGAAGTATGTCATTTTTTGAATCTCCAATCCAGAACATTTTTTCTATCTGGCTTATGCTTTTATATTTAATTTCCGTTAGAACTTTTCTTGCTATTCCGTTAGCGCCCATTAAAGAATTAATATCTTCCTTCAGAAGCCTGTTTTCTTCTTTTAGTTTTTGATATCCGCTTTTTTTCATTGCTTTAAATTTTCAAAATTGATATTTAATTCGAATCCTCTAATCGCATAGAAAAGATTCTGTAATTTGTGTATGTACGGAATCGGCGTTCCTTTATAGTAAAAATTCCCGCTGTTACTTATTTCGATTCTTATTCCAAGAAGAACAAACGCTTCGCTTATTCCAGAACGCGGCTTTGTTCTTTTGAATCCTAACGAAAGAAGCATTGCTTTTGTTATGTATATTCCAGAAGCGTGCGTCGCTTTGTATGTGAATTTATTCCCGTTTTCAGTTTTTACCTGAAGTCCAGAATCCGAATCGTTTATTCCAAGTACGGCGTAATTGGTTTTTAATTCTGAACAAATAAAATTTCCGATTCTTAATTCTGCTTTTTCCATGATCTTAATTGCTGTTATTAGTTAAAATATTTGCTGACAATCCTTTTGCTATATTATATGCACAATCTGGCAAGTGCTTTAAATCTTCCATGTTTGCCGTGCATCCATTAGAGTAATCAACTGCAAAGCAAAAAGGGCAAGTCACTTCGTCTGCTCCGTGTGAATTATAATAGTTGTTTGCACTGCAATTTATAACCTTGCTGCAAAGTTCTTGCACTTCCTTTTCTCTTTCTTCTGAATGTATTTCGTTTGGTTTCATGTTATTTCGCTTTAATGATAATTAAATTATGGCGGCGTTATCTCTGTCCAGTACTCAACGTTTACTATTTCATAGTCTTGTTCGTTGTAGAAGTCACAAAAGTCGCGTCCGTCTATACGTCCTTCGTACATTTCAGCCACATGCAACCTGCCTTCTATCGTGCAAACTAAAACTTTGTCGCTTCTTTTCCCGTCCCATAGGCCAGTTTTATAGGCCAATGGCTTTTTGTCTTTTATCTTATTCCAAAGCATTTTGTTTTAGTATTTGTATTAATGAATAATTAAATCAATTCGTCGTTTATGTCGATGTCCATGTCGACAAGATTTTTAAAATAATATCGTAATGCTTCGCGTCTACATTCAATGTTTATGGCAACGATTGTCACATTTTCTTCGATAGCCTTTTGCATTGTTTTTGATCCTTTGTTCTGGATCGCTTCGCTTCGAAGCCTGCCTTTTACCTCTTTGCTTATTCTTGATTTCACTTCGTCAGACAGAACAAGGATTCCTTTTTCCTTCAGGTAGTTATAAGAAACACTTCCAGCGTCAAGCAAAAGTCCGCCGCGCTTGTAGACGTTAAAGTTTTCAACTACTCCGCGTCTAATTCTTTGCAATTTTTCTTCTTCCGACAATTCAGGTTCCGTCTTAGGCGAACGCTTCATGTTCTCAATTGATTTTCTTACGTTTAATCGCCTTTCGTCAACAGTCCAAGTGTTAATCCATTTCCAATAGGTTGAATTGTTTAGGCCTGTAAATTGTCCGAATTCGTGTTGATATCCTTTCTTAAACAGGATCGACATTTCTTCGAATGTAATTGTCCCAGCATACGTTTGAAGATCCTTGACAAATTCGTCTATTGTCATTTCCAGCAAAGATTCGTCCAGTTTATATCCGCAATTCGCATGTGTCTGAATAATCAACAGCGCTGCAAGTTTTCTAAGATCTTGCGCGTCGTATTCTTTGATACGTTTTCCTGTTAGCGCCTTTGCGATTTCTTTCTTTTCTGGCGAAAACTCTTTAAACGTTTTGTGATCCTGAATCACTAAAAACAAATCGTTCGATTGCGCTTGTGTACTGATTAGACTTTGACTTTGTTCCATTCTTAATAGAATTTATTATGTTAATTATGTTTGAATTTATCTGAATCAACTTCAATTGTTTTTTGTGGAAATCGTCCCATTTATCAAAATTAATAAAAATAAACTTGAAAGCGTTCACAGTGTTTTCGATAGTGACTTCCTTCTTTTGGTTTTGATGTATCCACTTAATAATTTTTTTGAGCGCCTGACCTTCAGCCGCTGTGAAATTCGGTTCAACTCCTGTCTTTTCTTTTACAAAGTTGAAGTATATTTCAACACAAAGTTTGTATTCTGGAATTATTTTTGACATGCTATTTCTGTTTAATAAAACTTAACGGGCTTTAGTTTTAACCTTGATTTTGCTGCGCGCCCTTCTCCGCAAAACTCAATCAATCCGCTTTGACAATTAGAAGAACATGTCTTCAGTTGTCTGTTTTTCCCGCCGTAGTTTGTCCAAACTGAAAAGAATAAATCATTCTGAAAATCGCATGAACATACGGGACATTTTATTAATTCAATAGGCTTTTCTCCCTTTCTAACGACAACTATTTGCGTTTCAATATGCTGAACGTCTACTTGATCGCCAATTCTTTTTAAGTCTTTTTGTCTTCCGTGTCCAGCAAGTAGCTTTTGTCTTAAAATTTGCGAAATTCTTTCGGCCTCCTGAATTGGCGTCATTCCGTCTTCGATTGTTATTTTTATTTTATTCATGGCCTTCGTCTATTACATAACCTTTCATTTTCTTTGCGCATGTGTTACCGATTGGAAACGCGCCTTGACTGTCAGCGCCAGTCAATTGA